AAGATTTCCTGCTGTAGATGTTCCTACAGTTTGTGCTCCTTGTAAAGCTTCAGTGGCACCTGGTGAAGATAGATAACCAGTTCCCGCTGCTAACGCAACAGACAATGGATTAATTCCACGTTCCGCCGCTCCTTCTTGTGATGCTTGAGATAATAAATTTAAACCACCTCCTAATACTGCTCTTTGAATCATAGGATTGGAAATACCTAAACCCCCTAATCCACCAGCCATTGCACCAAACGGTGCTGTAAAAGGTGCAATTGCTGCTAGATAAGGTAATATAGGTTTTATTTCATTAGGTACTATTTTATCTAATACTTTTGAAATTGGTTTTGTTACTTTACTAATTATTTTACCCATTATAACCAACTCCTTTTTGTAAATCTTGTTTGTTTTCTATATACTTTATTGTCATCTGAAATTCGTAACCAATTGATAGGTTGATTTATACCTAATGTTTCTGTGAAATATTTTTTTGTCCAAGCCATAATTTTACGTATATTTTTAACACAAATTGTATCAACGTGCCATAGTTTATCACCACAATTCCAAGAGGTAATATCTCCTGTTTTTATAAATGTTTCCTCAGCTTTTTCGTTTAAAAAAGCCCAGTTAGTAAAAGCAATCACGTCATCTCCGTCTTTGTGTATTTTATATTGATTCCATTTAATGGAAGGAAGTATATGATAGTATATATCTTCTCTAGAATAACTCTTATATCTATCAAACTTCTTGTATAACGATATGATTATTTGCATATCATTAAGTATTTCCTTATTAAATATGAAATCCATAGCAAGGAGGCTACTCTTGAAATAAGCCGAACCCTAGTAATTTACTTGGTTTTTCTTATATCGTCAACTATTTTAAGCTTATCGCTTATTTCTTCGCGTTCAAAGATCATATCTACACTACCGGTAAAAGCGTTTCCACCGTAATGTACTAGACTTGTTTTTGTATCAGCATATAATCTACCACCTATTTTACGCCATAAATTACAGAATGCTATATCTTCTCCTAAATAGCCATTAATAGGGTCTACTGCTGTTTCAAAAAAGGTATACCAATAGTCGTCCATCTTCTCTACTTTATTGCCTACCATTTGACTATTAACACATTTTTTCTCTGGATAAGCTGCTGCCATTTTTTCAATAACCGTTCTATCAATCATCATAAAGCCAGTAGGTCCGGCTGTGATTTCTGTAAATCCTTCTTTATCCACTACATAATTTTCTTTATCTTTAAAGTGAATAATAAAAGTAATTCCTTTTCCACCGTCCACGTACCCCTTTACTGGATACGGAGTCAGCACTACTTCAGAATCAAATTTAATTAATCGTTTAACTGCTTCGGGAGTAAACCCAATATCAGCATCTATAAATAAAAGTTTATCTGCTCCTGATTTCATAAACTCAGCAACACAATTATTTCTTGCTTGCGTTACTAATGCCATTCCTGATTGAATATGAATCATACAGCTATAAGGACATTCAGGATCTGGTTTCTGTGACATTAATCGTAATAGGCTATTACAATAGCTAGTAGTTACTTGATGGCCATACGCTGGCGTTGCAATAAAAATAGTTTTATGTTTTTTGTCGGACATAAGATAAAAAGTTTCTCCATTCTTGTATTCTGGTTTCCCAAGAATAATGTTGTTGATAATAAGCCTTTTGTAATTCTAAAGACTTCTCATATTTGCCTGCTTTAAAATCATCTATGACACTATGTAAAGTAGCTGCGAATCGTTCTGCTAGTGATTTTAAATTCGGTTCAAATTCTATCATTGTGGCAAACTCTCCACAGGTTTCTGGTAAAGCTCCATAATTAGTAGTGACCACGTGACACCCAGCACTCATTGCTTCAATTATAGATAGACAAGATGTTTCTTCAAAAATAGATGGATAAGCATAAATATCAGCATTACTAACTGCAGTTCTTATTTCATCATTAGAAGCATAACCTATATAATTTATATTCTTAGTATTTTTACATCGTTCATATAAAGGTTCATAAGTACTTCCTTCTGCTTCTTCAAATTTACTTCCATAAATTTTAGTAGAAGAATATACATCTACTTCAAAATCATCTCTTATTTTATTTAGATATTCAACAGCTAATAATAAAACAGACAATCCTCTCCAAGGAGTAGAAGTGTAAATAATTTTTATTTTATCTTTGTTGGGTTGTTTTGAACTTTCTGTAAAAGAAGGAGTAGCATTTTTAAGTACAAAGGATTTATATTCTGGAATATTAAATTTTTCTCTATAACGATTAAAGCTCCAATGACTTACATACACAAAATAGTCTACAGAATCCACGAATCGTCGATCGTGCATCAATTGAGCATTTGGTTGGTCATAGCTTAAATGTTGCCAAAGCACATTCTTTTTATCTTTTTGAACTAAACTAGGATGGCAGATAGAACGTATAATATTAATACCTTCTAGTTCTTCTGGTTTTAATCGTTCTAATAATTGTTCGTGTAGAATTTCTGTCCCACCTTTAGGATTTAAACTCATAACTTCTCTTCCTTTTTCCTTTATCTAATTCTTTAAAACCCTTTTGTAATAGATAATATCCTATGTTGTCAATCCTGTAATTATCAATATCATCAAAAATATATACACATTGCTTAGGTTTTCGTTCTTCAAAAAACTGTACTTCTTTCATTACATTATAGGTATCGTGTGGACCATCAAAATGAACTATTTCATATTGATTTAGTTTTCGTTTAAACTGTTCATACACAGGATAACCATCTGCAAATCTTTTAAAAAATTCACTATCTTCTAAATTAACAAAATGAAACTCTGGATATAATTCTGAAAAATCTTTTAACATTTGTTGCTTCATTTGATTGGTATAATCTAAACGAACCACCATCATATCATTATCGTTGTATTTAATATTACCATAAGGATCTATTCCTAAATGAACTAAAAGAATATTGGGATGGTATTTACGATAAGTATCTATAATAATTTTACTTCCTAATCCTCTACGAACACCTATCTCTACGCTAGTTCCTATTGGATTATCTAATCTCTTAACTGCGTTCTCTAAAAATTCGTATTCTAAACTATCGCCTTCAATCACGATCCAGCAGACATATCAATCTCTGGTACGATAATCTTTACGTCTCTCCTAATATCTTCTGGCTTTGCATTCATATCTAAAGTAACTTCTTCTTCGTTCTTATAGACTTTACCAGTTTTAATATTTGTGATGGTAATCACCGAATCACATATCACCTTTTTAAATTGCATTACTTTCCTAATCCTCTATTTACTTCTAATATAGATATAGTACCACTTATAGCGGTTGTATCTGTAGTGTCAAGTAATAGAGAATCATTTTCTTCTAACACAATAGGACCTTTAGCTAAATTACAAGTAGTAGGTCCAGAAATAGATGCATAGGCTACTTCATAAGTAGTAGTTGCAGAATAATCATATACATATACTTTTAATACTTTACTTCCTGATTCGTTTGCAATTTGCACATTTTGAATAATTGCTCTTGCAGTAGAATTACAAGTATACACAGTAGACTGTGCTGTAGTAGTTGGGTCATAGAATGCATTTTTATATACGTTTGCCATTAATATCCATCCTGTACTAATAATAAATCAAATGAAGCAGAAGCAGAAGAGTTAGAACTTGCTTTTCCAGAAACATATATATCTGCTTTTTCTGGTATTACACTAATTGCATTAAAGATAACAGTTGTCTGTCCACCCCTAACATCTAAAAATTGTTTTGTTTGAAACGCTGCATTAGCAACAGTATTATCTCGTTGTATAAATTTAAATTGCATTTCTTGATCTTTACCAGATGCTACATTTATTGATAGTAAATAACCAGTATAACCTGCGGGTATGGTATATAAACACATTAAAGTTTGACCATTACCTGGAGATATAGTTGCTGCTACATCCACTCCACCTGTATAAGTAACTGTAATTGTACCTTCGTTATTTCCAAAAGACCCTGCTGTTTCAACAGACATTCTAAAAACTCGTAAAAATTGTTGTGTTGTAGTAACTGTGTTTGTACCATCTAAGTCAATAGTTTCTTCCACAAGAGCATAAGAAGAATCAAGTCCTTGTATTCTTAAGGTTCTAGCAGCTGTTCCTACTACATCATCGTTAGCATTATCACTGACTACATCAAGAGTAGCTTGAGCTGTTTGCCAAGGATAATTGTTTCCTGTTTCCCAAATTGTTTCAAAAGAACCTGAACCAATGCTAGAATTATATCCAAATTTATTAATCATAGAGTAACCAGGAACTTTACCTTGCTGTACGGCTAAATAAAATGGAATATCATCAACTGTACTTCCACCTGTTATTGGATTTACATTATTGCAACTCATAATTACCTCATCATAAACCAAGTTTCTGCTTGCAACAGATCTTCAGTATCTTGTGTAAAAGTTGTATTTAAAGCAAGAACCATTTGTTCTAAAGTTCTTATAATTTGGTCTAATTGAGATTGATTATATTCTCTAGTAGCATTCGCTAGACGTGGTTGTTCTAATTTTGCCATTATCTCATTCCGTCTTGTTGTGCATCTATTCTTAGAGTTCCATATCTCCAAGTAGTGTCTACATCATTACTTAATATTTTAATTGCTACTTGTCTACCTCTTGCTCTCATATCTACTTTGGTAGAAGTAGAATATACTGTAGTTACGGATGCAACCGTTTGAGAAGATCCAGGATATTGTCTTACATAAAAAGTCATCTCTACTTCTCCTGCTTGATTTTTGAAATCAGGAATATAACGTTTAACAAACATAGAATGATCTCCATCTACAATATCCACATCTCCGGAAGTAATGTAAGCAGTAAAAGCAGATCCATTTGCATTCACACCATTTTCTTGGTTGAATAAAGAAGATCTACCTGCAGTTAATCCATAAACAGTAGGTTGAGCAGTAGCAGTAGAATTAGCATCATATTGAGTTGCTAATGGATAAGCAAATATATCTTTAGGAGCCCAAGTAGTTCTTGCTAAGGTACCAATTGTCCATACTTGTTCTAAATAATTATAAGTAACCACTCGGTCAATATAATCAGATCCATCACTTGGATAGAACCAACTTACTTCAGAAAAATCTAGATTCACTCCTGTATAAATAACTCTTTTTTGTTCAGCATCAATATCACTAAATACATAATCCTGAACACTACAAGGAATCTGTTTCACAACCCCGTCAAATAGGAAGAAAGCACCATCCGACATCCAATACACCACGTTCTCCGCTTCTTGAGAAGAATGTGCACTGATCGCGCCACAGTTAGTACCGATTTGTTTAAATCCAAAAGTAAATGGTGGTCCTACATACTGCATTGAATGTGCAGAAGTATTAGTTAAAATTAATACGTCTCCTCTGGTTCTTACTGCAGATATAATTTGATTTCCTGAAGATAATCGTTGAAATCCTGCTGTATTAACAGAAGTAGGAGTAAAGTCCGTTAATGATTCTTGATCTCCAAATAATACGGCCATTGGATCATAGGTATTAGTAGTTCTTGCTGTTGTTTCAGTTCCTAAGAAAATAAGATGTCTATCTCTAGAAGAAACCAACATAAATAAAGATTGAGTAGGAGCATTGGTTAATTCGGTAGCTCTAGTATTTCTAGGTACTTTAAATGCAGAAGTGTCAAAATAATAACTCTTTCCTCCTACAATAGTTGCAATTAAATCTTCACCAAAATTATCTAATACCCATATTCTAGATCGTTCTGTAATAACACCAGTAGGTCTTGGTGTTCCCCAAGTAGAAAATCCCCAAGAAGCAGCACCCCATCCCGTTCCACGGACCGCTGTATCTTGTCCAATATTAATTTGAAAAGCTGCGGTAGCTGAACCAGAAGTAGTTACTGTACCGGGAGTAGCTATCTCTGCAACACTGATAGTAAAGGTATTAGCAGTAGGAGTAGATAAAATTTCAAATTCTGCATTCATATCTGCATTAGTAAAATTAACTACACTAACTCCAGTAGTTCCTGAAAAAGTAACAAAGTCACCCGGAACGGCTCCGTGAGAAGCTGAAGTAACAGTAACGGTAGTAGATCCATCTACAAAAGCAAAAGTAGCTGCTTGAGTTAACCGGATAGGAGTAATGTCGTAAAAATTGTTATCAAAATAAATATATAGCTTTCTATCGGTTCCAATACCTGCAAAAGAGTCACCTGCTAAATCAGTATAAGAATGAATATCTCTAGCTACCCCAATTAAAGTATTAGTAACAGCAGCTGTCCAACCACCTATTTTTTCAGGTTGTCCATAACGAAATCTGATATTATCACAGTCTACCCAACCGCCTTCGGCTCCGTATTGTGTGTTTTGTTTGTCTATTCCTGGTTTAAATACAAGTTTGCTTAATGGCATAATTCTCCATATAAATTAGGTGCCAGGACAGATTTGAGGTGTGGTGAAAATCTATCCCAGCGTGGGAAAACTATATCACTTTTTAAACCAAGCGGGAAGTCCTAAATGTGGCCTTCTATCAAACTTATTATCTTCTGAGCCTTTAGTGGCTTTATTATTGTAGTGTAAAAATACTTGACCACAATTCTCACCTTTAAAAGCATCTCTCCAATGCTCTAAAAAATTACCTCTATATACTAGCATATCTCCAGGATTTAAATCTACTTTAACTCCTTTTGCTTTAGAAGGTTCGTATTTTCCATCTTTGCCAACACCACCTTCTTCTTTGTTAGGATTGATATAAATAGGCCAATCATCTCCACCTAAATTAAGGGTGGTGG